TAATTCATAAAATCTAGAATCCTCTTTACCTAAACTCCCTACAATATCTGACAACCCAGCCAACACTGAAGTTCTTTTGATATTTAATACGCTCTTTTTAGATAATTCTGACCAAGCCATAATCTATCCCAACGCGGTTTTTGTGATTTTTGAGACTTTTTGTGTCTCATCTAATCTAGTTTGTAAGTGCTCGGCTGCGTCGTCTAATTCGTGCAATAATTGCTCTTTTTCTGCTTCTGTCAGAATATCTCCATCGTCTGTACCTCGCATTCCAGCAGAAATAAGTCTCTGTAATACTGCTACAATCTTAACTATATGTTCATCGTTTTTAACAGCAACTTCCATATATTCCTTAATGAGTGGAACTATTACAGCAGCATCTCCTATGCTTCTCATAAAGGGCTGTAATTCTTGTATTAATATATCTATCTGACTTCTTTTTGTCTTGACGTTATCATATACGTCCTCCAACAAGTCAGAAAAGCTCTTGTCTTTAAAAAACACAGTGTCTTTATCTAAATTCATGATATTTTCCTATAAATTTAATGAAATAGAACAACATTCATATATAAATATCTCTAGATACAAAAAATGGGCCAAGCAAAGCTGAACCCATTTGTTGATTATATTATGTTAAACTGTTATTTTGTAGTCCACTTGTATATAGAAGACACCCCAACTGTTCCTGTTGTTTGAAATTCATTTATCAACTTAACATTATATTTTTTCATTACGTTTATAACTTTAGTGATATATTGAGTTCTTATGCCTGTCATTTCACGAATAAGAATATATAGAGCTTTTTTATTAAAATTTTCTATAGTATTACTTCTTCTAAATAATTCAACAATAGCATCTGCTACGGCTATTTCTCTAGGTTTTGAAAAAACTTTAAATATATGTTCTTCCCAATATTTAACTAGCAGTTCAACAAATAACTTATTATCTGCTTTGGCTTCTCTTTCTGCCATAGCTTTTTTTGCGTTCTTTTTAGAATCCAAAACTATTAGATCGTGATGGGTTTTATATTTCTTATAATTAGCATTATTGTTTAGAATCAAATAGTTCTTTGCAACCACACTAAAATATGAAAAGGCCTTTCCTTTACCTTCCTTAAATTTATGCATATTCATTACGAGAAAAGAAACCACTTCATGTTTAACTTCATTAGGAGATACATCAAAATAGTAAAATTTAAATGTATGAATAATATTTTCTGCTAATTTATCAAATGGATAATCTATATGCTTATTATAAATTACATTTCTAATTGTTGGATTTTCTTCCTTATTGTAAAGTATAATTGCATCTTCTGTCTCTTGTGTAAAATAATAATTTTTTTTCTTAGCCATTCTGGTCCTCTTCTATAACTTCGTTTAATACTTGTGAAACTTCTTTTAATGCAGAAAAAATAGTTCCAACTTCATCGTCCGATTCAAAGATTCCTTTTGAATCTATTTCATTAAATCTATCCTGTATCCAAACAACTCTAGTTGCAAGCCCTTCACCCCAATCTTCTAACTTCTCTATTTTTCTTGTTAGATTCCAAATTACATAACAGCCAACTATATCTACTATAATAAAAAGTACTAATCCTATTTCTATAATCATATTAGCCTCCCCTTGAAACTTTACTAAAAAGATCATCAAACAATGCTGCTGAATCTTTCTTTACTTCTTCTTCCTCTTCAGTAACCTCATCTGGAAACAACAGCTTCTGATAGTCTATAGATGATTCCTTACTGTACATGTATCTCTCATGTTCCATTCTAGTTGCTAATAAATCACCATTATGAATTAAATATGGAAGATTAGATTTTAATTCATTTCCTTCTATATATGTTTTATAATACCGCTCGTTTCCTTCTTCATACAATCCGTCTGCTAATTTTATTCCAAGAAACTCATGTTCACTAATAGTTACACCAAAATGCTGGAGCAACCAGAACGTTCTATCTGTAACATTCATATAATGCAACTTGTCATTGTGATTGTATATTTTACCTTGATTCTTTCTATGCCATTCAGATTCATTTGGGATATAATACTCATTTTTTAAATCACCGATCTTTCCTAAATCGTGGTGCATTGCACAGAAAATAACTTCCTTTTCTGTATAATCCATTTTCATTCCCATGTCTTTATACACTTGATGTATTCTTAAGCATGTTCGTATTACATTTAAAATATGATCTACATATCCACCTGGGAATGCATTGTGATAATGTATTTTACCAGAGCCTGGAGCGAACATCATTCGTTCTTCAAAGTAATGATACATTTTAAGAAGTTTTTCTCTTCGCTCACTTCCTTCCTCAAATGTATCTTTTATTGTTGAGATTAATTTATCCCAATTTGTTTTTATTTGATCTGCTGATAGATTCATAACCTTTTCCTTTATTTTTTATTGTTTATTATTTAGTCCAATCTAACAAAGTTAGACTTGCGTTTGTAAATTTATATGGGTCAGTTCCTGGCGATTCTAAAATATCTACAACATTAACCCATCTAGCATTCATTGTGTCTTTAACCCTATAGATTCCATCCTTATGGCCTGCGTCTTTAAGTAAAACAAAATCTCCATAGTTTAAAAAGCCTCCCCACCGCTCTAATAGATTTCTACTAACTGCTACAAATCTATATCTAGAAGCCTCGTTTATTTTTATTTTTGTTCCGTCTGCCGTAATATTTGGCGTTGAGTCTGTTTCTTCTCTAGTTGGCCTGTACATAGTTACATCTACTTCGATTCCATATTCAAAAATACTATCTAATCTTATTTTCAAAGAATCGTTTTCTATTACTAATTTATCTATCACTCTTTTGTGGGTGTCTGATTTATAGTCTATTAATGATGTTGTTATTACTGAATACACTAGCGTCAACAACACTATAGACAAATAGTACACATGTCTGTTCATTATAATCTCCTTAATTAACTGTTATTGATATAATAACTTTCAACTAAAATAAAAACCTTTTTATGCTTCTGCCTTAATGGGGCCCACTTCCATATCCATAAACTGGTCAAACTCTTGCTGAAATTCTGCTAAGGTTTCACTAGTTTTTTCTATATCCGAGGCCACATTTGTAAGAAACTTTGAATGGAATGACATAACTATTTTTTCGAATGCTTCAGAATCGATGATATGTGCCTTTTCAAATATCGTAACCATTGCTTTTCCCATGGAGACTAGCGTATTAATTTCTTTTATTGAATCTGCAACTACTGCTTGTAGATAAAATACATCTTTATTTAATCTATCTAACCTAGTTTGTATTTCAGTCATTTCAAAATTAGTAGCCATTAATATTCTCCATATACTTATAAATAGTTAATTAATCAACTATTTTGTCCACAATTCCCATTTTTAAACAGTCGTTTGGTGACAAATATAAATCCTTAACTGTGCTTGTAGCCCACCATTTCTCACTCTTATTTGTTACTGAAGCTAACCATTTATTGGATTGTTTTTGTAAATCTTTAATGTGATCAGATGTTGCAACAATATCTCCAGACTTACCAACCATTTCTGTTGTAAACTCGTGAAACATCATAACAGAATTTCTACTGATCTGTCTGACCCCTGTACCAGAGGCTGCAAGTAATGCGCCTGCTGACATTGCTGTTCCTCTAACCAACGTGTTTACTGGTGTCTGAAAACTTTTCATAAAATCTATAATTCCAAATGTTGCATATAAATCTCCACCATAAGAAGAAATAAAATATGTAAGAGGCTCTGTACTTGGACCACCTCTATGTTTCATAATTGCTCTAGAATATTTAACAACTTTATATAGTGTGTCTATTTCAATCTCATCAATTATGTATACAACACCTTCATCAAGCTCAAGATTATATTCTAATTCTAATAACACTGGGTTACCTTGAACTTTAGTTGTTTTATCATTACGCATTATTGTATCATCATATAAACCCATTCTATGCCTCATATCGTTTCTTATTATTCATTTTATCTACAAACTTATTCCAATCAATTTTACTGGTTGGATTTGATAAATCATTTGACGATTCAATATGTCCAATGTGCATCCAGTATCTAAGTATTAAAATGAAAACTAAAAACGCTGCCATTTGATATATCGTTATTTCTGATAATCCAAACATACTTGTCATTGCGTAATTCCACAAATAAACTAAAGGAACAGAATATAAAATCGCTGTGAGTGTTGATAATAATAAAAACGCTCCAATAAATAATGGTATTGCTAAAACTATACTCCAAAAATTGCTCATCCTATTATCTCCTGTATTTCTGTTAACTTAAAAATTCTATTTTCTGCTGGGATATGTTTATTGTATACCGCATCCTTTAGAATAAAACCTTTATCATTCCCTCTACCCTTTTTCCAATTGTGCCAATTCTCTGGAGAATCATCTACTAACCAATCAACATCTTTCTTCCATTTATATCTACCCATTGTAAAATGAACCTCTTCAAACCCTAATCCATGTCTACCTAACCATTGTAATGAATTATGTCTACCCGATGGTCGCTGTGAAGAAATACAAATTAAGTTGTGTCCATGTTCATCTGCCCAATCAAATAAATCTTGCATCTGCTGAATTGCTCCATAGATTGGTGGTGCTTCAAGAAATACTGCATCACAATATTTATCCAAATATATTTCTTGTAATTCTTTTTTAGATAAAGTAAAATGTTTTTCAAGTTGCCAATCAGTTAACTTATCTACCAACATAGTTTCTGGATAATGTTTCTTCATTACTTCCATAAAACTTTTACAGAAGTCTCTTAGTACTCCATCTATATCTATACCTATTCTCATTTATTAATACAACACTTTTTATATTTCTTTTTACTACCACAATAGCAAGGATCATTTCTACCAATTTTATTTTTTGCTCGTATTGGTTCAGTTTTATCTTCTCTGTCCATCATAGTCTTACCATATAAATGATCAATTTCATGCTGAACACATATTGACTCAAGCAATCGTAATTCATCATCCTTGTTTTTAGTAGGATTTTCCCAACTTCCTTTACCTTCTCCAGGAGTTTCTACTCCACTAAAATACCAATCACCTTCTTCTTGTTCTGTGTGTATAATCACGTTTCTATATCGTTTAGTTTTGACACCCTTTTTAGGATAACTTAAACATCCCTCATAATATGGTACTTCATCCCACTGTTCCTTTATAACTGGATTGATTAAAATACGGGGCTCCCTAATATTAACCACAGCAACAGCAGCATCAATACCAACTTGATTAGCCGCAAGACCAATGCCATCTTTCCGGTTGGCGAGGATATTGAATAAATCTTTTGCGATATGTAATCCTTCATCTATAGATACCTTTCTTAGTTTTTTATTAATAACTGGATTATTTTCTTTTAGACAATCTATTATCGTATGCTGATGATATGAAAATCTACGCGATTGCGTCACTTTTTCCTCTTAGTGTTCTTATGCGCCTTTTCAATTAAGACAGCTAATCGCTGCTTTTCTTTTTTAGAATTACCAGGACGAGTTTCTAAAAGCTTTACTTGTTCCTCATTTGAACGAACACTTCTAGATGCCTCTCGTTCTTTAGCTTCTGTTCGCCTCTGATTAATTCTTCCTCGGCTTCTATTACCACTTATTCTTTTCATACTAACCTTTATCTATATTGTGAGATAAGAAATCCTTTTGTTTCTGAATATCTTGCTGTAGCTTCTTTCGCTGTTCCTTCTTTTTCTCTTTATGTCTGGTTGCTAACCTATTGGTATCGGCTTCCCATCGTTCTATCTTAGATAGTTTCTTTTTTTGTTTTTTTGGTGGTTCAAACTTAGTTGGCTTAAGTGTGCCTTTTAATTTTGGTTGCTCTTTACCTTTATGATACACTGTACCATCCTTTGCTACAAAGACCGTGCGCCAGTGCCAACCTGGTGGTTTACCTGATGCTTTTCTTGCTGGAATATCTAATGGGTTCCAAAATGACATACATCTCTTATATACACAAATATGGCAGATAACTTCATGTGTGTTTAGATCTACTTTGTCAACAGCTTTTCCACATCGTTGACACCACAGTGTTGTGTATGTTTGTTTATTTGGCATAATTCTCCTAATGATAATTTATGAGGTTAATTCATATAGCTAATATAATACGAATAATTGACAAATGAAACAAGTATTTCAACTATTTCTTACTAAATTTCTCTGCCACTGTTACGCCAAGTCCAACCACTGTAATATACATAAAGCATTCAACTATTTGGTCTTTCACTTGAAATTCAAAGAATGTATTCGCTATCCAACTCGCGATTAACATAATGAACGATGAAAATCCAATAAGTCTTTTACTTGAAATTTTATCATTATCTGACAACATTTGAGCAATAAAAGACATATTATATCTCCATGTGGAGCTGACAGGAATCGAACCTGCGACCCCCACAGTGCAAGTGTGGTGCTCTCCCAACTGAGCTACAGCCCCATATCATTTTGATTCCTCTACTGAAATCTTTCTATACTCAGTGATTAGTTTCTTTAATTCACCTATAGATTTTCTGGCTCTGCTGGCTGCAGCCTTTGTTCCTTTGTCCGTAAACTTAGTATGATTTTCATCAAATGATTCCCATAACTCTCTCATTTTTTCGAATTGCTCGTGTACATTCATAACACATCTCCTGTTTTTATATAAGTATTAGTCATCTTTAACTTCTGTAATAATTCTTGCATCGGCTTTTCCTCCGGTAGTAGTAACAATAGTTTTAATTGTGGGGGCCGGCTCTTCTTTTTTTAATATTATTTCTTTAATTTTTTCTTTTATTGGTTTCTTTTCTCCATAAAGCTGCCACCATTTTCTACCACTCAACTCAATCTTTGGCTTATATTCACCCTTTCTATCTAATACTACAATATTATAACCAATAACTAAAGCTACAGCCATTGGATCAAATACAAAGATTAACATAAATATAAAGAATTTTACAACAGTATCAATATCTGTACCAAAAATTCTTGCTAAATATATAGCTGGTCCAACATCAACTCCTGTTTCTATTAGCAATACTTTTAAATTACCAATCTTTTGTTTAATATCTAATATTTGATCATTGATCTCTAACACCATTGGGCTATATTCTTCACGAAGTTGTCTTTTTGCTGTAGGATAATTGTCTGGCAATATAGCAATAGCTTGTTCTAATTCATCTTTAAGATAAATTTTATCTTCTTTTAATTGTTCTAATCTATCTTCCTCATACATCAATGTTGCTGATTGTTTTTCAAACTCAATTGTGGCACCTTGATAAGCATTAGATAAGAAACCAAAAATACCAGCGCTTGTTATCACAACTAACATTATAACACCAACCAGCATATATGTTCTCATCGCTTTATTTACCTTTAACCAATACCTATATAGAAATGAAGCTGCAACCAGCTTACCAAATTCTAAAGATCCGGCCATAATAATTACTTCTGTAGTTGCTCCAGCAAATAGTTTAGATAAGCCAAAAACACTAAAGAATGCAGCACTACCTGCAATACATAACGCTGATAATCCAACTAGAAATGCAAAAAATTTACTACTAGTCATGTATATTCTCCTGCTGTTTTTTGTTACGCATTAACCAATTTGATAGTATAACCTCTCATATATAAATAGTTATTATTTAAATTTTTATTCAGTCCACTCGGCTTCTAAGACATTTCTACAAAAGTAGTACAAATCATCGTTCCTAAGAACGGTATCTGCACCCCATTTTTCTTTCCAATAATCAGTTCCTTTCTCATCTGTGGTTTTAACCGTTTGAGTACCTAGTACTTCATATAGAGAATCTTTAATATGAATTATTTTATTCACTAAACTTTAAAGTTAAATAAAAAGGGCTCGGTTGTTTTTTAAGTTGTATCGTAGTGAAAACTAAAAATCGGTTGAACCCTTTTTATTTGTTTTTCTATAACCTATTTAATTAAGAAATTTTAACGTATTTCTTCTCTGGTTTTTCTGGTTCGGTTTTAGGAATTGAAATAGTCAATATTCCATCTTTGAATTTTGCTGAAATTTCATCCCCAGCTAAGAGTTCACCTAATTCAAATGAACGCTTAAATGAAGAAGCCTTCAACTCTCTGCGAAGAACTTTAGCTCCTGCATCCTCAGCAACACCGTGTTTGTCACCGCTGATAGTTAGAACATTTTCTTCAACTTCAACTTTGAGTTGTTTCTTATCTAATCCAGGTATTTCTGCAACGATACCGATTCTATCATCGTATTCATATACATTTACTTTTGGATATGCTGTTCCTTGAAATGGTTTTACACCAACTGTTCGAACAACATCTGGAAAAGATGATTCGATCATTTGATCAAACATTCTATCAAAGGGGGTTAAGAAAAGATCCCTATCGAAGTAGGGAAGATTACGATTTACTATGACTTTAGTCATGATTATTCTCCTATTTTGTTTACTATTTAGTCAAACATTAACGTCCTCTTTTGAGCGACATTAATTCTTTCATTAATAAATATATTTTTTGTTCTAAAAAGATCAACTTTTATATGATTTCTCTTTCAATAGCTTCTTAAGTAGTTCTACTGCATCTGGATATTTTGGGTGTTCTTTATTTTGCATACCCATATTTCTAGCCAGCCATAGTAAGCCATGCTTATCCAAACTAGTCTTCCGATAAGTTGGTACGTGCATATTTCGCAATAATATTTGTAACCGCTCTAGGTCATTCATATATTATTATGTTGTCCTTTCATCTGTGGAGCTGTGGGGAATCGAACCCCAGTCCAGTCTATCTTTTACAATAGGTCATTTACAGCTTAGGCAGTTTCCATTGGTAGTAACTGCCAAACAACCATGTGGATTTCTTTTGCTCAGAACATATCCTGTAACTGGTGACCATTATACTCTATCACGTGAGTTGATCGTCTAACTTATTTTATACTCGGGCGTTAGACAACCCAAGAACTTATGCGTAAGCGTAAGTTGGTTGGCATGCCAGATCAGGTACTGCCAACAGCTCGAGAGCGTTGGAAACCTGTTCAGTACCAGCCAAATGCCAGTCTATTGCCAACCCGTCTAGCGAATTATCGCTATTTTGGTTTTTGAACCTTTTGTAGCGAGTCTTGTTCAAACTCCGCTGCACCTAATTGTCAAATAACAGCTGTCGATACCGATCAGCCCCGTATTAATAAGTATTAGACTCATTTGTCTAAAAATAATTTATTCATTGTTTTAGCTACTTCAAACACGTTTGTGACATTAATGAAACAAGCGTCTTTTCCATACATTGTTTTGAAATCAATCATATTTGATTCTCTCTCATACTCTCCACCGATATAATAACTTAAAACTTTCACACCCATGTTTCTGATTTTATTTGTCATTTTCTTAGTGTGCTTCACTGCTTCGTCACCAGTGTAATAAATTTTGTCATTACTAAACATTGGCATTCCATCTGAAAAATTCAGAAAATATGAATCTTTATCGATTCCGCCTGGTACTAATTCTTTCATGATTGCTTCAAAAGTTAATCCTTCTGGTGTGGTTCCACTAACATGAATGTTGTTAAAAATTCTAGGAATTTTACTAAATTTATCCTTACGAGAATCATAAGCAATAGCAATCAAAGGATAACTTACACTGCTGCGATAACCTCTACCAGCCTCGTGAGTAGATCTGAAACTAATTACTACATCTAAATTAGAAATCATAGACGCTGCTTTTGCAATTGCTACAACTGAAGTCATGGTGTTTTTCCATTTATCTCCACCCATAGAACCACTAGCATCAATAGAAATATGAAGAATAGCTGGAGAATATCTGTCAACCATCATCTTATGAAAAACACTTTCGTTTCCAAAACCTAATTCTGCAATTAATCGCTTATCAATTTTTCCGGTATATAGTCGATTGAATTTAGTAGATTTTTCATCATTTCTAACTTGTAACTTTTTACCTAACATAGTTCCCAGACGAATACCATCTGCAATAGCGGGTTCATTTTCATCACGATAGTATCGATTCTCGGAAAGCATTCTAAATTCATTAGATTCAATAAGTTTTTGGGTAACATCTCGAATAACAATAACATCTGTTCCATTCCCACCATTTCTCCAGTCATTCATACCTTTACCAGCATTTTCATAGCTAGCGCCAGATTCCTCAATAGCATTTAATGCCGTAGCATCTTTTTTAGAAAGTTTTTTCTTGTTGATTTCGCCATTCATAAATTTCTTCTGCTTCTTTATTGAATTTTCTAATGAGCGCTTGGCTGATGGCGTTAAATCTGAAACGAACTCGCTACCCTCTCCGTCTGATTTCATTTTAGCATCACCAGTTTTAATTGTTGTACCTTCACTATTTCCATTGCTTCTATTGCTTCCGTCTTCTAGAGATTTATTAGCCTCAGACTCTGTGCTTTCATCACTTTCGCCTGAATTGTTCATTTTTGTTGGTGTAATATTTTTCTCAATTAATAAGAACACTTTAATTGCAATAACAACTGCATCTTCAGTGGATTCTAAACGACTGATATTTTTAAGATCAATAAGTTTATAAATATCTGTCAGAGAATTCAAAGCTTTTAAATCAGTATTTTTATTGTGGAGGTTAATCAAACGGAATTCATAACTTTCCCAAGTTTCCTCGCGGTATTCATTGGATTTAAGACCCTTATCAATTGCCCGAGAATAGAAATATCTATTATACATGGCTTTGTAATAGTCTCGATAGCCTGGGCTATTCGTGAAAATGAAAAAATCAATCCGACGATCTTCAATATAATTAAGAATATTTTTTATCCGTGGATGAATATGCTCCTTAACTTCTTGATCGCGTGTCCACTGATCATCGATATGTGAGAAATACTTTTTAGTAATTTTTTCCTTGATGCTGATTGGAATAGTATTATATAGCTCTTTTAGCAAATCAAAATCTGAAAGCTTAATATGTGATCCTTCATGTAAAGCTAAACCAACATTACTATCATTATATTTATTGTCAATCTTAGCTGCAATAGTAACGGTTTTCCCATCTGTGTAGGAATCATTACTACTATTAAATTTTACAGGGATATTGTCACCTGTAACGATATTAACAAAATTGGCCATTGTACGACGATACGCAGCTAATTTAATAAAATCTACCCGTTTCTCTGGAATAATTTCTTCACCAGTAAAAGGATCAAATTTATCCTTAGTGAAATAATCATCGTCCATCCAAAAAGACGATCCAGACTTATAGCCTCTAAATTTATCAAACATTCTCTCTCCAGTTGTAAATAAATTGTTCATTTGTTATATTAGAATATAACCATAATAAATGACAAATGAAACAACTATTTCAACTATTTTCAGTTTTGTTTTGCCAATTCTAAATAAAGTGTTCATTTGTTATATTAGAATATAACCATAATAAATGACAAATGAAACAAGTATTTCAAGTTTTTTCGCAGAACAGTTACTCTTACCTATACATATAAATAGTAAATTCACTAATATCGTAATCATGCAATAGGGCTACTCTATCACACTTGGTCATACAGTGACTGAATACAGATACTGGATGATAATATTGAATTAAATCATTCTGGCTATATGCATATATGCTGGTACAATTAAATGCAACCCCAATTTGTGCTAGACCCCATAATTTATTAATTTGATCCTCAAGATATTCTTGCATATCGTTATCGTCTATCTTAATATTGTACGTACCTGAAGCAAATACATAATCAAATATTGGGGGTTTTTCTTTATCTATATATGAATCTAGAGTGTGATCCAAGAATCTATTTTTCTGATCCTTGAATTCTGTTTTGAGGGATTTAATACCGTCTGATCTAATATCTATACCAACATAATCTATTCCTGCACGTGCGTCTAATGATCTATACAAATGTCCTGAACCACAACCAACATCTAATATTCTTTGCTGTGGTTCTATTCTTTCAGCTATACTTAATAAGATCTCATAATTAGAACTTTGAGCTTCAACAGTTTGCCAACCGTCTGCTCCTGATATCTTATCATTTGAATAGAATTCTATATTGGGTTTTTCGATATCTTTTCGAGTGAAAATATCTGAATTGGCCATATAACTCTCTTTTTTTAAAAGGGCCGATAAACCAATACCGGCCCGTATTATCACGAACCTATGTTATGCTTTATCAACGGCGTCACGTACACCATAAAGACCTAATGCTGCGAGTACACCGAATACTGATTCTGGAATAACAACTCCAAATTCACCAGCAACGCTGACTACACAAACAACTATAGCTGTCCAAATAGTTTTTGACTTGTACCATTTTTTATTCTGCATAGCTTATCTCCTTTTGCTTACTTTCTATATAAGCCAACAAGAATTAACAGAGCAACTAGCCCTGCGAATCCACTTTCGCCTATAGAGTTGACTAACGCTGTAATATTGCCAACGATTCCAGCACCAAAGATGCCTTGACCATATGCAATTTCTACTACTACACCAAGAGCAAGTAAATGCATCATGATGTCTGTAATATCAACTAACCAACTTTTGAACGTAGAAAAAAGTTCTTTCATGCTTTTTCTCCTGTGTTAGTTTACGGTTAACGTAGACTATTTTGCATGACCCTTTTTCTGTGAACCTCTTGGCCTATAACTTTTTTTTCTTTTAGGAGCGT